CTAGATTCATGACGCAGTCAAAGCTTGCAGCTCCGCATTCGTCATGCGGCGCTGCGTGTAGAAGATCCATTGAACGTGGCCTGTGAACGAGTAGTTCACTAAGTTGTTGTAGCTAGCTAACTCTGTGAGGCTTGCAGGCACAGAACCTGACACGTCCGTCGAGACCGCACCGCCGTTGAAACAGGCTGCAAAATCGTTGGTCGCATAAGCAAGCGCACGCCTGTCAAAGTTTGTTGATGCTGTGCCTAAGCTAAAGTTTGCTTGAGTTACGCCGCCGCTAGTTACGAACATTGCCGCCATTCGAATTGCAGCGATATCACTACTTGAAGCGCGCACGGATGGCCCGTAACTGCCGGAAACGGCCGTAGACAATAAGCGTCCCTTGAATGCAAGAGTCCCAGCCGTGGTTGCCAGAGGAAACAAAGTGCCAGCTACTGATAGATTGTCCGCCCCCCTAGTCACCGCCGTTGTCGTGGTTGCGATTGGGGATGTTGAGTAAGCCCCGCTTTCTTCCTGTACGAAATCAACGTCGATCTCGTCACCGCTCGTTACGATGCGAAAGCCAATTGTTGGGTTGGCCAATGTGGCGGCCGCCAACTCAAATCGCGCCCATGACGTGGTCGGTGAAATGACAGTCCATGTCGAACCGTTATCCATCGTAAATTCAACTGTTCCGCTTCCCGTGCGGCGCCTGACAAATGTGGTTGGAACGCGTTGCGCAGACCCATTTGTGATGGACTGCAAGCACGTCGCATTTGATCCAGTAGCCGTCAGAGTGGACGCGCTATTGCTGACGCCATCAATTCCTGTGGCTGTCTTGGCGGCAGTGCAGCTCGTCTTGGTCCAAGCTGCTTGCGTTAAATCTCGGTTTTGAATGACGCGGTTAGTTCGGCCTTCTTCCCAGCGAGTACCCAGAGCCACCCCGCTCGTGTCGTATTCCGTCCTTATGGTCGTTCCTGACGCATATAATCCGTTGGCCCCAAGAATCCATTTTATGGACGGAGAAGCATAGGTCCATTTTGTGTTGGGGTTGCCAGAGAACGCATTCGCTGGCGTTGTCGTGTCCTTGATGACCATCGACAGATCGGTGAATCCGGTTGCTAGCCCGTTGGTCTCATTGGCCAGAAGCAAGGCTGCAACGGAACTAGGAGAGATTTGCAATCCAGGGCCGCCAATCGGCGCCTGAAACTGCAATCCCGTTCCAAAAGCAAGTCCTGTGTTCGTGTCAATAAGACCCGCCATGGCTTACACCGGAGTTCCGGAAGCCTGGATCACCGTGTATTTTACGCTCCCCGTCCCTGAATTGAGCGTGACACGCGTAGCAACCGGGACATAGGCATAGTTAGCCTGTTTGTCCGCCGTGGCGCTGACGACGTTGGTGTCTGGATGATCAACCCACGTCATCGACGCGTAGCCAACCTTGGCCGGATTATCGAGGCTCTGCTGCACCGTATAGTTTACGGTTCCAGTTACGTCAGCCTGTATGCCTGTTGGAGCATTGGCGAAGCTATCAAGGATGATCGGGCGGGACGATGCGACCCCGTTGGTGCCCACCTTCACCGTACCGGCCGATGCAGCCGAGATAGCCGCATAAGTCACGGTCTTGTAATCATAGACCGACTGAGCAATGCCAGCGTTGGCGCCGGTTACCGTCTCGGAGATGACGCGTCCGTTCCAGTCCGTGCCGCGGAGCGTGAACGTCTTATTGCTGTCGTTGCCGGACGAGGTGATGATCACGCGGCGCGGCACGTCCAGCGTAGTGGACCCGCTCAGACCAGCCGAGACGTTGCCGGCGGCAGCGCCCGATGCGGTGATGGCCGTGACGGACAAGAATTGCTTGGTCGTGGTCACGAGGGAGGCATTAGAGCCCGTCAGCGTTTCGCTTTCATAGGCATAGTTGATGTCCATCCCCTTGACCGTGAAGGTGATGCCCGTGTCATTTCCGGCGGATGCGATGACCACCTGAGTGCCGCCAATGTTTGCGGCCCGTGCCGTAAGCGTAAGATCGCCAGCACCTGCAACAGCCTGAGCGGCAGCTAGAGCGGTTGCAGAGTACCCGCTAGACAATGCCCCGCCGATCGCCAGCGCAAAGGCACCCGGAGCGGTCTGCGTAACGCAAATTCCGTCATCGTCGGCGGTAGCCAGAGGCCCGACCGTGTACGTCATCGGTAGCATGGGGATAGCCCTTCAAAGCCTGCGTTTGTAGTGAAGGCCGGAACCACAAAGCCCCGGCCCTCCTTATGTCAGTCGCAGCGTTTGGCTGCCGTCGACATCGGGGCCATATCGGCTCCAACACGGCCGCCAAGCTTTCGGCCAGGACGATCAAGCCGAAGCCGAGCCTTGCCACCCATGACAGGCGGCATTTCGTCTGCGTCCTTCGACTTGCCAGGAGCGAAGGGAGTAGCAGGGGGGATTTTCGCCCCCTTGCTGAACCCCTTCGGGGCGCGGTTTGTCTTGCGTCCCTTCATGGCTTGTCCTCGCTTTAAGCGTTGGTCGACTGCGTCTTGAAGCCAGTGACGGCCGTGTAGTTGATGCCGCCCTGTTCGCCAGCCAGGTTAACAATCGAGACCGGGTTGTGATAAACGAACGTCGCGCCCTGGATCGAGTTAGCGAAGTTCGCGGCGTTATCGGCCAGCGTCATGTAGATGTTGGGGCCGATCGTGCCGGTCGAAGCCGTGATGGTATCGACCATGATCACGTCCGCAGCATTGCGTGTGCGCGCAATGACGTTGCGGACTTCAAGGTTGGTCGTTGCCGTGGTGCGGATGTCAATCGCACCGACCGCAAAGTTGCCATCAATCACCAGACCGTCGATCACGATGCCATCACCGCCGACAATGGCGATGCCAGCATTCGTGCCAGCCGCAGACGCCCCGGTATAACGAAGACCGGAGATCAACATGCGGTTGGCAGCAGCCGTGGTCAGGACGCAGTTCGTGCACTGGCCCGTCACATCCACGTATTCGCAGTCGAGCAGGGAGAACCCTGCAGCCTGGACGTGAATGGGATTGGTCAGGGCATCAAACCCGCCAGAGAACCAGACGTTCTTGACCGTGATGTTGGCGGCCGTCACCGTCATGGATGCGCCGACAGCCGTGGTGAAGTTGATCTGAGGACGGCCGCGGCCGTTGCCCAGACCGACAATCGAGATGCCAGCAACATCGAGCGCAAGTCCGCCCGCTGCCGTTACCGTCTCGACGTGTCCGGCAAGAACAACAATCACACCGGAATAGCCAGCCGTGCACTTGCCAACAGCGTAGTCGATGGTAGCGAAGGGCATGTCCATGGACCCTTCGTTACCGTTGGAACCACGCACGGACGAGACATACCAATACTGAGTAGCAAGCGGGATAGTCCCGCCGCCAGGGATGAGCGGAGCTCCGTTGACCGAAACCCCGTCACCGATAAAGTTAGTGTAAGCCATTGTTTGGCTCTCCTATCGGGTTATCACGAGGACGGGAACGAGCCATAGGCTGCGCGCCAGTCGTTGTAAGTAGGGCAATAGCGTTCATACCCTTTGACCAGCAGGTTGTCGGTGATGAAGTCGACCTGCATGTCGGTCTCGAACTTGACACGCTGCATCATCAGCAACGCGTCTTTGGCGTAGTTGGTGAGCAGGAACCAAGCCGTCTGCGAGGTGAGGTAATCCCAGGCCATATAGCCCTGCGGCAGACCGCCGGCCGTGGACAAGATTGCGTTCACATCGTTGTTGGCAGTACCCGGGCGCAGTTCCGTCTTGGTCAGGCGGATTGCGATCGGTTCAGCGGCTGGGGCAACGAGCAGCTTCTGAGCGCGGGCATAGATCTTCAATCCGGCTTCGTTGACGAAGTTAGACCGAACGTTGGTCATGCCCTGGAGCAGCGAGCTTTCGTTCAAGTCGAGAGCCGTCGAGAACGTGTTCGCAACGGTCGAGCCATCAACAGGGTGATCGGTTGCAAACAGCGCCTTGCCGTCGCCGCCGATGTTGGTGTCGTAGGTCGTGCCGTTGTTGAAGATGTTGGCAGCCTGGATTTCCTTGAACTGGTTGAAGCTATCCAGCATCTGCAGGTTCGTCGGATTGAACTCTGACTTGTAGAGGTTGTCGTCGATGGCCTTACGCGTTATCGCGTAGCCAAGACCAACCTCAAAGCTTTCAGCGTTGTAGACCAGACGTTCGCCCGCGTTGTTGTCGAATGCGGTCTGGCCGCCTTCGTTCTTCAACTGCGCGAGACCCAGGAATCGGTTCTGGACTTTGCGTTCAACCGCCATCGTGGACTTGCGGGTCGTAAAGACCTGGTTCCACTGCTGCGGGATCATGTCGTACTTGCCGTCCACGGCATAAAGGCCGGGGCGCAGCAAGT